TGAAACCATAATAATCATCCTTTCCGTAAGGATCGGATCAGATGAGAGCACGTCCACCGACTACCCGGTTAAATGTATTATATTGTCAAAGAACAGATATATCAGTTGCACCGGTGCAACTACAGCATGGATACATAAGTTTTCAATTTGCTTCGCATAAGTACATTATATTTTTCATAATCAAATATAATTTCTGTAAGCATTTCATGTATCATCTGTTTGAAGACATTTATATCCAGAAAACTGGGTGGCTGACCTGGTTGTTTATAGATATTATCAACCAGTACAGGATTGTAATAATCCTTTAACTTAACTATTTCAGTAGCTTCATGTGCTGAAAGTATAACAGCATAAGATAGCGAATCATCGGATGAATAATAAATACCTGGTTGGTATAGCATTACTTCACGGATACAACAGGTGTTTAAATATAGATATTGCAAATAATATTTAATTGCTATATCGTATCGTCCTTCAGAAAAAGTAATGTTGTATAAAGATAGATAATCTTGGCTTAATCCATAGTAATTGAATGAAGCAGTTTTTTTGTATGTTCTTTCACATAGGATAGTATAAGCGGTATCGTTAAAGGTACGTTTTTTGTTTCCACAAAATCTGCTTTTATTATAATCAGACAATGAGATATTATATTTCCAGTGCAGATGCAGGTCAACATAATCGTAATTGTCTTCCATAAAAGCAATACCTTTATCTGAAAGTGTATATAGGCCTGATTGAATAGCGAGTTCATTTAAATCATTTTGATTAAGGGACGAGTATATTCTATTAACAAGTTCGGCCTTTTTGCCTTTTTTTGAACAACCAATACTGTCTGCAAGTATTTTTAAATCTGCAACGGTATAAGAAAATAATACGGACTGTGCGGATGCCGGGGCAATATAGCCTTTCTGTAGCAATACCGATTGTAATTTCAATGGATTATTTATATGACACTCTGTTTCATAATAATATGGAAAACTTTCAAATAGAGGACGAGCTTTATCGTATCCCCACAGAATTAAAGCCTTTCCGTAAAGTAAATACTCTTCATTGGATGTTTTTTTGTTAGAAAAATCATTGGAGTATTTTTGTGGATGCTGCCTCCAGAAAGTAAATATTAATTCATATAAGCTAGGAGAATAGGTATCGGCATCAACATCAGGACTTTTTCTCTGTTTATTCCAATTATCCATATTTAGAGCATCTAAAAGCTTTTTTACAAAAGTCATAATAATTCCTTCTTAAATGTGTGCATTCAACTCGATCATATCTGCGGAGAACTTCTTGTCATAATCTCCGTTGACGATATGTGCATACTCATGAAGGTAAGATTTCCGATTCTGCTCAAAGGACAGGGCATCATTCAGAACGATGGTAAAGCTCATATCGGGATTTGCCACCACATATGCCTTAATGCTGCCTGGCAATGTTGCCAATACCGAATGGATATCCATGTCAGCCACCTCCTCAGAATATGTATGAGCCTTGGTCATCCGTTCCGGTTGCTTATTCGGTCAATTATTTCTTTTACAAACTGGATGTCCTCCGGCTTCACATTCCGGGAAGCATCAAAGAGGACTTTGTATTCTGGATTCTCAAAGAGAAACTGAGCTATGTCACGGGCATCAGAGTTTAAATAGTAAGACTCACTTTCCGTGCCTCTGCCTCGTAGTGTATTTAAATCTGTATTAAAAAGATCAGCTATTGCTTCTTCTGTTTCGAAGTCTGGCTCTCGCTTGCCGATTTCATACATACTTATGGTTGAAGTTGAAACACCAATCTTTTTTGCTAATTCGCTTTGAGATAAATGCTTTTTCGTTCTAAAGTATTTGAGCATATCTTTAAATTCTGACATATTATCACATCCCTTCGGACACTGAATAGGTATGCTCCTTGGTTATCCGTTCTGATTGCTCATCCGGTCGATCATCTCTTTTACAAACTGGATGTCCTCCGGCTTCACCTTCCGGGAAGCATCGAAGAGAACCTTGTATTCCGGATTCTCGAAGAGGAACTGTGCCATGTCACGTGCTTGGGGATTGAGATAATATGTTTCATCATTCCGGTTATCTTCAATGAGATCCCCAACATTAACGTGCAAGTATTTTGCAATATCGATGATCACATCTATTTTGGGGACTCTATTACCAGAACACCAACTTGATACAGTTGATTTATCAAAACCTAAATCATCTACTAAGTCTTTTTGAGACTTGTCGTTTAACATCAAATAGTATTTTAACATTTCGGCAAACTGGTTTGTGCCCATCCGAATCACCTCTTTCATTGTTCTAATTGCATTATAAGTCAGAGTTTTCAGAAACGCAACCAAAAAGTAAAAAAAGTTTACAAAATGTCTTGACAGTTTACAAAAAGTAGAGTAACATACATTTTGTAAACAAGAGTATGCACGAAGGAGGTAAATGAGAAAATGGCAAACCAATTAAAAATCAGGTTGTCTGCAGTGCGCGTAAATGCGGGCTTATCACAAGAAGAACTTGCAAGTAAAATGCGTGTATCCAGAGCAACCATAGTTAATTGGGAAAGTAATAAGGTAAAGATGAGTGAGGCTGATTTGACGTTATATTCTACAATATGTGGATTTCCGAAAGAGCATATTTTTTTACCCTATTAGTTTACAAAATGAAAACTATAAATCAGTAAAGGAGGTAGCAGGAGTGATAAGACCGGATGGGACACAAAGTGCAAAAGTAATACAAGTGATTGAAACAAAATCTAAAAGAGGTATGGGGACAGAAAAAGACCCAGTACGTGAAGTTATTCAGTACTGGGATTTCCAAGGAAATTTTCTGGCAGAGATGGATAAAGAACATTGTAAGCCACTCATTGAATATGATGCGAAGGTTGTCAAGGAGTCTATTTACGCAGAAGCTGTTCCGCATCCATAAAGGCAAGTTCTGAGTCGATGAAAGTTACCATTGCTGTGATAAAGGATTTTAGGTCATCAGTAGTATAACTCTCATGTTTCCTGGTGTAATGTGTTTCATCATTCAAAATCCAGGCGGAAGCTTTTGCCAATGCCTTAATTCGTTTGTTATCAATATAGTCATTGATACATGGAGAGAGTTGTTTTGTTTTAATTGTTTCTTCGGACTCAGGGGACATAAGAATTGCAAAGTCTTTGACTAAAAATTCAAGAGCTTTGCGATACCCCATGCCACATATTTCTGAAAGACCCCATTGCTCAGCTTTTTCGGCCTGATTATATATTTCTACAAACTTAGGAGAAAGAGAGGAAATTCTATCAGAAAAATAGGAAACTTCTTCTCCATCAGGAACCAGACGTATTTGTGATAAACGATTAGTGGTTCCGGCAGATGGATAGGGGCATTGATAAACTCCCATAAAACAGGCCTCACAACTGTGACAAAAAAATAAAATAAATACATAACAGTTGAGACCTTCTCGTTGAATATAGAACGATGTCAGAACTTGTGCGTCTGTACCTGTATCGCAGATAGGGCAAACTCCCGGTGTAGGGTATTCGAACCTGTATCCTGGCTCATTGGAAACAATATTTATCGGATTTATTTTTTTATACATTCATAACTCCACCTTTCAAATTTATTTTATCACAAGAACGGGGAGCTGCAAATGAACTTTTTAAGAAGGAGGAATAATCAATGGAAAAGGTAGATGAACTGATCGATGCACTGGCTGAGCACATCAAAAAGCGTATCGATGAAGGTACCGACATGGAGAATGAGATTACCGAAAAGACAAAGGCTCTCGCAGAGCTGGTGTCCGCAAGAGCTTCGTCGCTTCACTGATTGTCACTATCATCTTTATCAATAGTGTCAATGATTGTTCTGAAAAAAGTGGTTACTTCCTTTGCAGTATCAGCAGAATCTGCATACTGGTTGATTAACCCGTTTTGAATAGCTAATTCAGTAAAGCTTTTGGCAAGTGTGTACTTGGAAGTCTCATTCAAATGCATGTTAAAATCTCCTTTCCATTTTACTCGGCTGCTGCAACAGCCTGTAAGTACAGTATAGGAAAAGGAGAAAGTGGATTCAATATGGTAGGCATTTCGATTTATCGAAAGAATCATTTCGGAGAATCGAAGTGCAGTAGGAAGGAGATGACAGGAATGGAGAAAATCGACAAATTATATGCTCTCTTAGAGCGTAACGACATTGATGAGAACACCAAGGTAGCGCTGCGGTGGGCAATCTTTGAGTTGGAGAATGCAACTTAGACAACCATAGCACCATAAGCTGTAGAAAAGCAGTCAGGAGGTACATATGCGGATTGTAAATTTAATCCACATCGGGGACCAGGTATTGTCATTGGATGACATGGATCCCATGAAAAAGGCAGAGATTGCCTTACGGCTGAATGAACAGAGTCTGAAGACCCTGGGATATGCAGTCAAGAAAAAAGAAGAATCAGCGTAACCACAGGTATCCGTGCCCTGTACGTGGTGTATTCCCAACACCACACTCCCCTTTTACACAATTAGCGTGTGTGTCCAGGCTTCCCCACCTGGGCACCACGTAGAGGGCATGGACAAGCATCATATTATAGATCACGCTTTGTGCGTGGTGCATCTTGCTGCATCACCATATGACGGAATATCATCCACTGCTATGATGGTATGCCGATCTCCTTCCGGTGGTACCCGGGTAGATCAGCACCGGGGCCACGCAGAGAGCGTGATCAGAAAGGACCAACATGAACATAAATGAAAGTTATTATGTAAGAGAAGTCATGAATAACAAGGACAGCGCAGAGTTCTGGCAGTCGGCCAATGAAAGCCTGGCCCAGTGCGTATATGAGCAGGTCAAGCAGGAAACCCCTGTAGCTAAACTCTATATATTTAGCGGTGTGCAGGTAATAACGACCAACCAGGCGCAGAAGGAAACCTTGTTAAGATTTCTCGAGATGGAAGAGGACATATGTAGCGCAAAAATCAATGAGATACAAGAGATAAAACGGCAGATAGAGGGGGAGAGTGCGGATGTATAAAGACATAGCGATATCGATTCTCGGGGCATTACTTCTGGAGCCGGTATTTAAAACAACAGAGACAGGAGAGCAGATTGCCATGGTCATAGGCCTGGCGACGGTGCTTTTTATTTTTTGCCTTTTTTGCGAGAATCAAGTCGAAAAATGGCAGGAAAAGCGCCGGAGGGCACGGAATATGGAGCAGAGGATAGCGCAGCTGAGAGGAGGCAGGACGAGTGAGGGAAGAGAGAGCACAGGAAATATTGCAGATGCTGGAGCAGACACCGACGCAACCGCTTAGGATCCTGATTCCGCATGAGGCAGACGAGGTGATGTCCTATGTCCTCAGAAAATACCAGTCCGCACATCGTGTAGAGCTGCACAACGGCATCCATTACATTACTGTCACAGATGAGGCGGTGAGTGTCATCCTGGACCGACTGCAGAGGGAAAGAGCAGACTTTCAGAGGACGCTGGAAAAGTATGACGAGGATATCCGCGGTGTGGAATATCTGCTCGAGAATCCGCAGAAAAGACATTACTGGTCGCGGAGCAGTTACATAGTGCCTCCGGCATATTCGGAACAATAAAAAAGCCGGCATTTGGCGATGCCGGCCAGCTCACAGAGCTACTTATATAGACAAGATTATTGTAACTCTGTAAGCCAAAAAAGTCAAGAAAAACGGGGCTTTTCAAAGCCCCTGCGCACTTGATAAAGATATTAAAGTTAGGGTACAGAGACATGGTAAATCGCAAAAAAATAATACTGAGGAACAGGGACATCCTGGACGTGGAAGAGTACCACGATGGCAATTATGGATCTCCGGGAAAGACGAGGCGGAAGAAGGAGAAACCGACCAAGGAACAGATGAGGCTAATCAATCAACGGAATAAGGCGAAGAGATGCCGCTGGAGGTTGATACAGTACTTTGATCAGGGAGATTTGTTTATCACATGGACATACGAGGTCAAAAATAGACCGCCGAATATGGATGGAGCATTGAAGGACTTCCGGGCGGCAATCGGAAAAATCAGAAAGGCATACAGAGTGTGGGTAGTACAGCTCTACTGGATCAGAAATATTGAAAGAGGCACCAAGGGAGCGTGGCATATACATCTGGTGGTAAAGCAGACGCCAGAGGGAAATGCGGCGACCATCGTGACCAAAGCATGGACCAAGGGTGGCACCTATGTAGCAGAGATCAGAAACAGCAAGTTTGCCGGAGACGACATGGAACTGTTGGCCAATTACATGACCAAGGATGAGAGGACGGCGGCCCCCCGGGAGGATGGCACACCGGGAAAGCCCCGGATCGCAGAGAGCTCCTATAGCACCAGCCGTAATATGCCGCTCCCGGAGCCTAAGACGAACAAGCTGATCCGGTGGAAACCGGAGGTCAAACCACCCAAGGGATATTACATAGCCCGGATCCATGAGGGCATCAATCCGGTCACAGGATTCCTATACAGGAGCTACACATTGATCAGGTTAAAAATACAGGAGCGGAAAAAACCGCCGAACAGGGTAAGGAGGTGTTGATAAATTGGAAAATGAATTGAAAGTAGTGGATATCTTTATAGGCACGACGCTCAGGGGATCCGCAAAGGGCTCCGGCCGGGCAATGTACATCATGAGGACAAAGCGCAAGAACGGCAGTGACTATGAAGCTGCACCGCAGATCGTAGAGTATGACAATACCACGGAGAGCGAGTCCGTCCTGCGTGCCATCCGGGATGCCCTGCAGCGTCTCCATTATGCCTGCACTGTAGTGATCCATACAGAGTGTAGCAACGTGGCAGCAGCTATCACACAGCATTGGCCGGAGAAATGGCAGCGGGACGGATGGAAGAGCGCCAAAGGGAACCCGGTGAAGAATGCCGTATTGTGGGAAATGCTCCTGCAGGACGTGGAAGAGGGTGGTCATATCCTGCTGGCGGAAGGTGAGAAACATGAGTATGCCGAGTGGATGCGCTTTAACATGCCGCTGAAACGGGCATTAAAAGACATATTTGCAGAAGTGCCGAAAAACTAACAGCATGAGTAGGTGACCTGTGTTGAAGACCATTTTGTTGACGTCAACAAAATATGAAAAATATAACAATTTGACAGAACTGTGACAAATTATCACGGTTTGAGACGAAACGTACGAAAAAATCGTACAGTTGCACCGGTGCAACCGGGAAAGGAGACGGAGATGGAGAAATTTAAAACGGTAAAAGAATTGAACATAGTGGCAGCAGTCATGAAGATTGACAGAAATCTGACAGGACTGATAGAACTTGCTGAAAAGTACGGGCTGGAAAAGGAAGATGCCGAGGACTACATGGACAGCGACGATCCGGAAGACTGCCTCTGCAATGCCACGATGGCGGCAATCGGCAGGCTAAACATGGAAGAGCAGGACCTGCACCTCGAAAGCCAGATGAAGGATTGGAAGGACTTTATCGTGCAGATGCTGACAGACTATCCGGCGGACCATGCTGGTGAAGACAGGGACACACTGGCCAATGCTGTATTTAACCCGGACAAGAAGCTGCTGGACGTGCTGGCCGCCGGGCTGAAGCTGTCAAGCGAGAACCGGATCACGGTAGATATGCGGATCATAAAGGCAGCAGGACTCCCGGAGAGTGCCGCCTACATCGGAATGTGCGGCCGGGATGATCTGAAAAGGATCATACTGGACTACTATCTGGGAAAGCAGGTGTGAAATGCGTGCATATAAAGGATTCCATAAAGACCTGAACTGTACGATGGGAAAAGGCGTATTTTATTACGAACCTGGGAAATGGTACAGCGAGCAGGAGGCGAGATGTGCTGATACCGGCTTCCATGCGACGGACAATCCGTTGGAAGTATTGAGATGGTATTCCGGTGAGGATGACAGATATTTTGCCGTGGAACTGCGGGGAAATATAGACGAGGACGGGATCGGCAGCAGGATTGCAGCGCCGGAAATCATGTTGGTAAAGGAACTTACGATAGATGACCTGTATCGTCTGGGAGTGTTGTGGATGTCAAAACATCCGAAATCAGAACTGGCAGCAACCGTAATGGAGGAGAGCGGGGAGGCATACAGAAATGGAAATGTTATCGTCCGGGGAAAAAATCCGAGAGCCCGTGGGAAAGCAGGGGATAACCTTTACATTGTCAGGGACGACGGCGACGGGGACATCGTGGAAATCGGTGCTTTTAAGGTAGACGGGATAAAGATCCTGCCGGATGTGTATTATGACGCAAAAGGGAGGCGGGTAAATGAGAAAAAGTGAACTGGAGAAGCTGAGGACACTGAATGCCACTCCGGCCATGATCCGGGCATTGCAGGAGCCGGGGACGAAGAGAAATTACAGCGGAAAGATCAACGAGGAAAAGTACCATCTCGCGGGCAGATGTCAACAGTTAGAAGGATATCTGAAAGTATCTATCTGCACCCGGGAAGATATCAGCAAAAAAGTGTATACACCGAAGTGGGATATCTTCATCAACTACGAGGGTGATGAGTATATCACAAGGGAGAGGCAGACGGACGGAGCCTACAAATGGCGAAAGGCCTATGGGTACAATCTGGAAGGAAGCAATTGGTACAATAAAAAATGGGATGAATATGTATATATGAATCCGGAAGGCAGCAGTCAGATACAGAAGCTTCTGGGAACAAAAGAAAAAGGATTTTTAGGCATTTGCAAGTGGCAGGAAGGCTGTAAAAAACGTAATGAGGATAAGAAAATAAAGAAATTGACGGATCAGTGGGATAAGGATATGGAGCCGATAAAAGACCCTCCGAAGGGATTCAAAGACTGGTGGCACCGCAACGGCTTTGATGGGAAAAATTATATCTTTTATAGATCGGCACGCTCAACAGAAGGATACTGCACGTCCTGTATTGGCAAGGTAAAACTGCCGGGAAAACCGAAGCATAACGCAGAAGGAAGATGCCCAGTATGCAGAAAAAAGGTCATGTACATATCCCGGGCAAAGAAGACGCAATGTCTTTGTACAGGGGAATATGAGGTGTCCTGCATCCAGAGATACAGAGAGGGGCTGGTACAGAGAGATTTTGCGGTGTACAGATATGACTACAAGGATGACTGGGCTGTCAACAGATCTGATTATGGTATCCGTGAGTATCGTAGGACCATTGTTACAGAAAAGGGGTGGGGGACATACATCTACACGGATTACCGCAGGAGGGGAATGCGCTGGGCACTGGACCGGGATGCATGGATTGGAAAATACCGCGAAATCATGTATCGGAAAAACTTTAGCCAGATATTTAAGAAATATCATACAGCATATCCGATTGCTGTGAAGCATGGTTATACGGAGGCAGGCTTAAGGTATTTCCTGAGACAGGAGCACCGTTATCCTGCCATTGAGATGGCTTACAAGGCGGGCCTGTACAGGCTGGCAAAGGATATGGCAAACGACAGTTGGTTACAGCTGGATGAAATACTGGACAATAAAGCGTCCGGCGGACTTGCAAAGATACTTAAAATAGATAACGCCCGGATGAAGCGCTTGAAAAACATGGATGGCAACATGGAAATGCTTATCTGGATGCAGAAAGAAAAGGAGATGAATACGATACTGCGTGACTGCGATATAAAGACTCTTTCCGAAGCAGACATCAGCCCGAAAGAACTGGGAGGATCCACAATCAGAAAATATCTGACCATTGAAAAAATATGTAACTACCTGAACAAACAGGCAGGGCTGAGATCGTTAAGAGGCCGCGAATTAAAAACGGCAGTATGGAGAGACTGGAACGACTACGTGAACATGATGGCCAAACTAAAGATGGACTGTAGCAGGGAACTCCTGCTGAAACCGAAAGACCTTGCCATTGCACATAACGAGTTAGTGGACAAGATATCCATGCTGGATTCCTCAGAGGAAATTGCAAAAAAGAAAAGAGATTTCCCGCGGGCACAGGAGCTCATGGAATCTGGAGAATTGAAGAAATACGAGTATGATAACGGCACTTACTGCATCGTGGCACCCAGAAGTATCGATGATATCTACCGGGAGGGAATCGTGTTAAAACACTGCATCCACACCTGTGATATTTACTTCCAGAGGATCAACATCAGAGAAACCTATCTGCTCTTCCTCCGGCACAGCGCAGAACCGGATACTCCCTGGTACACGGTGGAGATTGAGCCGGGAGGAAACATCCGACAGAAAAAGTCTGTACTGAATGAGGCATATAAGGATCTGGATGATGCAATGCCGTTTCTGCAGGAGTGGCAGCAGTGGGTGAAAAAAAACCTATCCGAAGAGGATAAGAAGCTGGCAGCGAAGAGCGACAAGGCCCGCAGGGAAGGTTATAAGAAACTGCGGGAAGAGAAAAAGATAATATTGCACGGGAGCCTGCAGGGGGCACTGCTTGCGGATGCTCTGGAGAGTGACTTTATGGAGGTAATCTGATGGAAGAAATCATGAGTTATGAAGAAAGATACAGGAAATATAAGCAGGAGCTGGACGGAGCATTTACCCAGGCAGCAGAAAAATTTGTGTTGATCGGCTACCTGCTGAGAGAGGCGGCAGAAACGGACATTTTAAGATCCAGCGGATATAAAAACATGGAGGAATTTGCCTATGCAGAGTATGGCGTGGATCCATCCCAGGCAAACCGGTTTATCAATATTAACAGGCGATTTTCTGAAGGCGGTAATTCAAAGCAGCTGAAACAGCAGTACAGAGGTATTGGAAGTTCCAAGCTGGCCGTCATGCTGACCATCCCGGATGAAATCAATGAGGTTTTGCCTAAAAACTTGACCAAAGAAGAACTTAAGGAAATCCAGGCAGAAGTAAAGGCTGAAAATCAGGTATCTGACATTGAGGTGGAGATTGAGAAGGCAGAGGCAGCAGCCGTAACGGACAAGCCCATGCTTCCACCGGAGGGATCACCACTGGAAAGAAATCTATGGCAGCTGGGTAAGGAACAGGAAGAGCTCTTCAGGAAGCTGTGGATGGTATGCTTTATGGAAACAGCAAGTGGAAACAGAAATAATGCAGAGATCATGGATGTACTGATTCCGCAGGGAGACGCAGTGTATACCGTCCGGATCCCGGGAGAGCGTAGGACGCAGATCATTGTAAATTCCGAAGGTGCTGCGGTAGTCAACCTGAAGACGCTGGAACGAAATAAATACACAGAAGATCAGATCTGCCTTGCAGTGCGGTCGCTCATAGATGGAGGCAGCAGTCCTGAGGAGCAGTACAAAATGCTATATGGCGAAGACTTAACACCGGAAGAACCGGAAGTTGCACCGGCGCAACAGGATGAGCCCAAGAAAGAGAAAAAACCGGAAAAGCGTAAGGAATCCCGTGTGACCAAGGCAAACACCGAAAAGAAAAAGCCCAAGGAACCGGAAAAGAAGCCGGAGCAGATGACCATCCCGGGAGCCGCACCGGATCCGGCACCGGAAGAGCCGCAAACACAGGCAAATGACTCGTCTTACCGGGAAACTGACGCGGATAATCAGAATACCGACACCATGGAATCGGAAGAGCAGGTACCGGGACAGACAGACCTTGAAAATGACTTTCCGCAATATTGCCCGGATGCAGACCAAAGGACTGCTTATCTCCAGTCCATCCGTGGAGCAGTGGATAATCTGGTACGTTACGCAGAGATGGATCTGATCAGCGCGGCGCGAGTGCAGGTGAAAGATATCTCCGAATACTTGGACAAGCTGGAAGAACTCATAAAGGAGGCGGATAGCAATGCCGAAGCGGTCGAAGCAGGCGAGAGCACGGGAGTTTAATGAGGCATCCCGCAAGATCATTAAGGAGCGTGACCTATACCAGTGCATTTTTTGCCATATGGAATATCATATGGAGGATGTCACCTGGTACGGACAGCAGCTGCAGAGCATCATGCACTACATACCGCGCTCCCGGGGTGGTCTCGGGATCCCGCAGAATGGTGCATTGGGCTGCCAGAGTCACCATGAGATGCTGGATAACGGAAACAAGGGCAGACGGGAGGAGATGCTGCAACTCTTCCGAGCGTATTTGCAGGACCATTATCCGGACTGGAGCGAGGATGCCCTGACCTATAACAAGTGGGGATGATGTATATACAAATTTGTATATACACGAAAGGAGCGCAGAGATGAAAAGCAGAACAATAAGCAAGATCATCCGGATGACGCCGGAGGAAAAGCGGCGACTGGAATACTGCGCCGAAAAAATGGCAAAGACCGAGACAGAGATCCTGATTGCAGGAGTGAATAATTACTATGCTGCCGTACAGAAAGCACTGGCAGCCCAGAAAAATCAATAAGCCTTTTGGATAAAGTGAATCACAATAGACACTGTAAACGAAGCCACGGGGCGGCCGCTGATACCAAGAGGCAGCAGTCGTCCAGGAAGGAGACTACAATGCAGGAGTATAAGGACTGGGACGGCAATCTTCTGCTGGATCCTGCGCCGCGCATCCATAATGTACATATAGGCACTATCATCAAAACAGAACACAAGATCATCGAGGAGCCGCTGGAGACCCGCGGACGGGGACAACACCGATTTATCAGCGAGACCAGGGAATACGAGGTAATAGCGGTTTATCCGCATATGGTCCAGACCAGAGATTGCAAGACAGGCTTTACAAGGTGTTTCTCCTACGGTGAACTCACAACAATGGGACTGCAATGGCAGGGAAAGGAGATGCCAAAATGATAAAAATGGTTGAATTTGATGAAGGAGTATGGGTGCCGGAAGAATGCTGTACAATGACGAATCCACTTACAAGCGGAGGAGAAAGTATCCCGGATGATGTAGAGATGCCGTGTGAGGGATCAGAGTCATGTACAGGTTGTGGTAATTGCATAATCCAAATAATTATGAACGAATATGCGTTGTACACAGGACAAGTGACGGATCAGGTTGCTGGACTTATGGATATTACTCCAATTAGCGACGCAATAGAAGAATTGAATAGCTTTCCTGTAGAGGATGCAACTTATGCTGCCGCACAAATGGGAATAAAGGCGCTTAAGAAGCAGATTCCCATGAAAGTCTGCGAGATCCATGTGGACGAATACATCTGTCCAAACTGCTTGGAAGAAAACGGATGCAATGACGCAGAAGTGAGCGATGAATACTGTCCGAAATGCGGACAGAGGTTAATAAGCTAACTTAGGATTTAGCAAAGGAGCAAGTAGTGATAGATAGAAGAAAGGAATAACACTTATCCTCGTGAAACGAGGTTTCCCGGAATCAGAATCCGGGTTGTAAAAATTGATAAATGCCAGAATGGAATGTCATGGTTCGCCTGAGAAATAGCAGCTATTAACACGCTGCTTAGGTATCGCCCCAGAAAATGCTAACGGCAAGCGGTAATAACTCCCAAAGACTACAAGGCAGATTGTAAATTTACCACACGGATAAATGTAGTGTGGTGTGTTGGAAGATTTTATTAAGAGATCAATAGATCGTGTGAGACTGGCAAGTGAAATGTCCATATCACATTATGGGAAACCGCTTGTTTGCGAGTATTCGGGAGGAAAAGATTCGGACGCATTACTGTGGGTGTTTGAGCAAAGCGGAATACCGTTTGAGGTTCACAATTCACATACCACAGTAGATGCGCCACCTACGGTCTACCATATAAGAGAAACATTCAGAAGATTAGAATTGAAAGGTGTTAAGTGTACTGTAGATTATCATGATAAGGGAAACGGACAGCGAGTGACAATGTGGAATTTGATTCCTATGAAGCTGATGCCACCAACGAGGGTTGTTCGGTATTGCTGTTCAGAATTGAAAGAAGGTGGAAATGCGAACCGGATGATTGCCACTGGTGTTAGATGGGAAGAAAGCTCGGCGAGAAGCAGTAGGAGTGCATTTGAAGTCCTCGGAAAGACAGCAAATAAAAGCATAGGTGTTTCTGATGAAAAAATGCTTATAACAGACAATGACGATACGAGACGGTTATTTGAAAACTGCCAGATGAAAGCTAAAACTGTAGTTAATCCAATTATTGACTGGAAAGCAGTGGATATATGGAATGTTATCAATGGCGAAAATATACCGGTTTGTGAGATGTATTCCTGGGGATACGATAGACTTGGGTGTATAGCCTGTCCTCTGGCAAAAAAATGTCAGAGAGAACGGGAAATATATGATTTCCCCAAATATAAAACTGCGTATATAAGAGCATTTGATCGGATGCTTGAAATGAGGAGATTCCGAGGAAAGAACACAAAGTGGACGTGCGGAGAGGAAGTATATTTATGGTGGATGCAGAGCAACGACATACCCGGACAGATGAGTATGTTCGATAGGTAAACTGAAAGTTAGTGAAGGAGAGCGGAAATGTGTGATTTTTGCGAGAAGTATGCAAATGTAAGCGGCAAACATGGAACTATTAGGCTGGGAGCAGAAAATTATATGCTCTTTGCCAATAGTGAAAACGAGCCGATGGGAGCAATAAAAATAAAAATCTGCCCGCTGTGCGGCAGAGAATTGACGGCCGATGGGATAAATGGGATAGAGTTAGGCATAGCAAAAGCAGTATTGGTGATGGATATGCCGGAATCATGTTTTGGATGTAACTTTTTGCGTTGCAATATAGATGCAAACCTTGATAGTTGCCAAGCTATGGAAAGAGTAAGACAGGTTGATTCAGAAACATACGAAAAGCCGGATTGGTGCCCGCTTCGGGAATTGCCAAAACGTGAAACAGAAATGACAGATGCAGATGATCTTGGCAGAGATTATGTCAGTGGCACAATGGACGGCTGGAACGCCTGCTTGGATGCAATAGATCCCAGATAAAACAAAATGTCCTGCACCGGGACGAATCCACGAATACAGAACATTTGTTCTACACAAACAAATAATACCATGACTGGAAATATCTGTCAATGGTCTGTTACATAAAAACAGCGGTACACCCACCGACCAAAGTAAGTTGTACCGCTCACATGCTTGGGAATATTATACCACACCGGTAATCCCCAGGCAAGGAATTTGTGGAGGGTTACGGATATGATGGACAAAAAGGAAGAACTGAAGAACAATATCATGCTGAAAATGCGCTACCATCTGGACAGTCAGAAACTGGATCTGCTTGGAGTGGTACTCACCGATGAACTGACCAAGGTAGAAGTGGAGGCCCCGAAGACGGAGATCGCCACCGTGGATAATACCAATGATTATATCATGGAGCTGTTTATGCTCAAAAAAGCCCCAAAGCTGTCTGATAAGACCGTAAGACAGTATACGGATGCGGTACGGCGGCTTACAGATTACTGTCAAAAGCCGCTTACCCGGATCACCAGTATGGATGTGGAGGGTTGGCTTAATAGCATTAAAAGCTGCAACAGCAATACATCCCTGAATAATCAGCGGCGGCACCTCAGCGCATTTTTTACATGGATGCGTAAAAGCAAGATCGTGATGGAGAATCCCGTGGAAAGCGTTGAAATTTACCCAGAGATTCAGAAGCCGGTAGATCATATGGAAGCGCAGGAATATGAAGAACTTAAGACAGGCTGCATTCGCAAGCGCGACCGCGCTATGATGGAACTGCTGCGGAGCACGGCTATCCGTGTAGGTGAAGCGGAAAGACTTAATGTGAATGACATAGACTGGCGTGCTGGATCTGTGTCAGTGTATGGTCAAAAGACCCGTACCTATCGGACCGTATACCTTGATGACATTGCGCTTAAGTACCTCGGGGAGTATATCCAGGAGCGTGGATGTGGTATTAACAGTCGGGATCCATTGTTTGTGTCCGATAGGTGTGCTCACGGGAAGTATAGCCGCCTGTCGGATGCCGGGATCCGTAGTGCACTCAAGAGCATCGCAAGCAGAGCGGAGATTGAACGCCGGGTATATCCCCACCTCTTTAGAAAGACCACGGCCACCAATATCTGTAAGCGTGGCGGTACCGTATGGGATGCCGGACATTATTTGGGACACAAGGACCGGAGCACAGCAGGACAGCATTATGTAGCAGAGGATCAGGAGTGCATGAGATCTATTTTTAGATTGCGGGTGGCTACAGTATAAGATGATTGATTATGAACAGTCAGAGTGGTATAATTGTTATAAACATTTGGAAAAGGGGGATTTGTAAATGGAAAAGAATGATAAGTATGAATTGCCGGAGGATTTTGGAGACTTTGCTTTTATGCCAAAATTCAAAGAAAATATAGAAGAATTGTCGGAATTGGCAGAAGAGGAAGATTGGTCCTATAAAAATACTCCAAGTGATAGTGATTATCCTATACTTGAGAATTATATTCGTTATACATATAAAAGAATAGCAGAAGAGAAGAAGGTTTCATTATCTAGGAATGAGGATATGATATGCTTTGACACAGGATTAATAACGAGAAAGCAGGCAGAGCCTATCTATATTCTTTTTACTGTAAATAAATTAACAGAAATAAAGAGTTATTGGCATTTTTATAAATTTGCGCGAAAGGGAGAGGCGGATATGCGTTATTTTGCTAAACTTCCAGAAATGGCGTATTATTTTGACACACCGAGTAAATTAGTGTTTGATGCAAAAAAGGAATTGGTTGTAAATATTGAACATATTATAGAAGATAATAAAAATAGATTTCCAGAACCGTATTCGTCTATGCCTGACTATAATTTGCAAAATTATTTGACGGGATGTATTGAGCGCTCGGTGGAAAGGGTGAAGAGAAATTATAAAATTGCTGTTCCTCAGTATTATCGAAATGGGATACAGCTATTAATTCCTTTGTGCATTGCTAATCCTCAAAAGGCGGATTTAGCGATAGTAGTTGAAGATTATGGAACAATGTATAGGGCATCCACATGTCTGACTTTAGATATGGCAATAAACAATGCGAGACTTTTAGCAAATCCAGATAGAAATTGGTTAGTTCCATAAATTTATTTAGTAATTCTATGAAAATGTTTAATGAATGTAAAGAGCCATAGAGCCGATGCATGGAGAAATCCATGTGCCGGCTCTTTTTATTTTGCCAGAAAGGAGGTAGTCAGTGGCAGCAAAGAAAAATCCATTAAGTGATAAAGCATACGAACTATATAAGCAAGGAATGAAGTTGGTAGACATTGCGGCTGAACTGGAGGTACCTCCGGGAACGGTACGGCGGTGGAAGAGTACGCATGGATGGGATGGCGAACGTTCGGAATGTGACACGAGCAAGAAAAGCGAGCGTTCGGGCAAGAAGAGGACGGGAAAAAAGCCAACTATTGATGATGGAACGAGGGAGACATTGCAGAATGAAGATCTGACGGCAGAGCAGCAGATGTTCTGTATTTATTACAGCCGGACATTCAATGCGGCACAGAGCTACCAGAAGGCATACGGGTGTAGCTATCAAACAGCAATGGTAGAGGGATGCAAGAGTCTAAGAAAACCAAAGGTCAGGGCAGAGATCGAACGTCTGAAAGAAATTAAGCGTCAGCAGATCGTGACAGGAACAGAGGACGTGGTGGAACTTCAGATGCGGATTGCATTCGCAGACATCGGTAATTATATTTCATTCGGGCGGGAGAATGTGCAGGTCATGGGAGCGTTCGGCCCTGTGAAGGATCCCGATACTAAGCAGTACCTTACCAAAGAGGTGAACACGGTCAGATTGTCTGATTCCAATAATGTGGATACGCAGATCATACAAGAGGTGAAGCAGGGAAAGGACGGGGTATCTATAAAGCTGGCGGACAAGCAGAAGGCATTCGACTGGCTGACCAAATACTTCCTGATGCACCCGGAGAGCAAGTACCGGGCGGAGTACGAGAGGCGGAGAGCCGAGAAAGAGGGCGGAGAAGCTTCGGAGCACGAGAATGACGGCTTTATGGATGCACTGCAGGGTGATGTGGCGGCAACCTTCAAGGAGGATGATACAGTTGAAACGTAAGGCACTGTTCAAATTCACACCATTCAGCCATAAACAGAAAGTTGTCCTAGAGTGGTGGATGCCGGAGAGTCCGTATGCAGATAAAGATGGCATTATCTGTGATGGTTCAATTCGTTCTGGCAAGACCACAGTTATGTCCCTGTCGTTCATCCTGTGGGCGATGGAAACATTTGACGAGCAGAACCTAGCACTTTGTGGTAAGACAATACAGTCACTCCGTCGTAATGTGATCGGACAGCTAAAGCGTATGCTCGTGTCCCGTGGGTATCAGGTTGAGGAGCATCGTTCAGAGAACTATATGGTTGTCCGGAAGGGGGATAAGGAGAATACCTTTTATCTGTTCGGTGGAAAGGATGAGGGATCGCAGGATCTGATCCAGGGTATCACACTGGCCGGAGTATTCTTCGATGAGGTAGCCCTGATGCCGGAGTCGTTTGTCAACCAGGCAACAGGCCGATGCTCTGTGGAAGGTTCTAAATATTGGTTCAACTGCAACCCGGAAGGTCCCGATCATTACATAAAACTGGAATGGATCGACAAGATCACTGAAAAGAATCTAATCCGGGTACATTTCACGATGCGGGACAACCCGAGCCTTGCACAGGAGATTATCGAACGGTATGAGCGTATGTACAAGGGTGTGTTTTATGATCGCTTCATATTAGGGCTGTGGGTGCTGGCATCCGGTATCATCTTCCGATACTTTGCCGATGATGATTCGCCGTATCTGTTTGAGGATGCGGATATCTTTGACGATAAAGGAAAACTGAAGATTCCGTTCTTCAAGATTGTAATGGGTATCGACTTCGGCGGTAACGGCTCTATGACAACATACAACCTTACCGGCTATCAGAACAGGTATCATGATTTCAAGGCACTGGAAGAGGATGGGTTACCGTTGTCAGAAGATATTGACAGCAAAAAGATCTGCGACAAGTTTGTGGAGTTCTACCGTACATGCATTCAAAAGTATGGCAGGGTGGACTGGGTGTTCCCAGACAGCGCCAGCCCTACCATGATCAACAGTCTGCGGAGTGCTGCCAAAGAGGCAGGGCTGCCTTACCAGAACATCAAGGGGTGTCGTAAAAATGAGATATCAGAGCGCCCCAAGACCGTTGATCTGCTGTTTAACAGTGGGCGTCTCAAAATCAATAAGCGCTGTGTGCAGACCAGAAAAGCTATTGCTTCCCTGCGGTGGGATGAGGACCACCCGGATCAGCCGGAAGACAAGAACATAGGAAATGTCAACGACAGGTGGGACAGCTTCTGCTATACGTGGTTGGATTTCGTGGAGTATATAGATCTAAAAAGATAAGGAGAAGAAAATGGAAGGATGCGTAAAGGATTTTTTACAGAAAAAGGGATACACAGTCAATGATAATGCTCTGAGCAAGATTCAGGTATGCGATGACTGGTACAGCAACAGGATTATAGAGGACTTTCATAAACGGAAAACGCTGAATGGGATCCCATACGAACTGAGCCGGTTGAATTTTGGAAAGCGGTGCTGTTCGGACGATGCAAACCTGTGTGAAGTATTAGAGATCAATGCCGGGGACGGTGAACAGGCTGACTATGTTGCAGCAGTACTTGACGGCAGTAAATTTAATACTCAGTACCGTAAGCAGTTGGAAAAGACCTCGGCGGACGGGACAACGGCCTGTTACATCCGTCTGGACAATGTCACCTTTATGGATGATGGCTCAGTGCAGGGCGGCGAAATCAAACTGAATTATGTGGAGGCGGATGCGTTTCTGCCGCTGACTGTAGATAATGACATTGTGACCGAAGCAGCGTTTTCTGGCAGTACTCTCGTCAAAGGAAGGAAGCAGAGCACGCTTGTCTTATTTACCATCGAAAATGGACTGTACACCGCAGAGACACATGTGTTTGATGATAAAGGCGGTGAGGTAAAGGACAAGGAAACTATTGTGCAGTTGGGTGATGTAAAGCCATTTGCAGTGATGCGAAATGCTGAGGTCAATAATCTGGACGATATGGAAGGCTATGGGCTGCCGAAGTTGTGGGATGCAATCCCGGCACTGAAAGTTGTGGATTTGTGTTATAACGTTCTTTTTTCCGATTTGGACAAGGCAGAAAAAATTATCCTTGTGAATGAACTACTGTGTGAATTTGACGATAATGGCAAGCCTAAAATGACCACAGAGCAGAAAAAGCTCTTTGTACTTGTAGGTGAAAAATTGCCAGATCCACAGGATGAAGCATTGATCCAAGAATATAACCCGGAAATTCGTATTGACCAGATCACCAAGGCATTTGAGTTAGCGTTGTCCCTGTTATCTATGTCATTTGGATATGGCACGAAAAAATATTCTTTTGAGAACGGTCAGATTACTACGGCGACCGAGTACGTGGGTGAGCGTCAGGATCAGATGCAGGAGTTGAACCGGCAGCGACAGGAGGCCATCCGCTACATACAGGATATCTGTAAGGCAGTAATGTGGTTTGCAAATACCTTTCAGGGGAAAGCCTTCAATTTGGAGCAGGAGATTCTTGTAGACTTTGACGACTCCTATATCACAGACAAGGAAGCAGAACTGGAACGCAAACGTAATGATGCGCTCTCTTTCGACATTCCGAAGCTCACGGTTTGGTATCTGATGGACGCATACAGTCTCACGGAAGAGGAGGCAACGAAACTGGTGAAAGAAAAAATTCAGGAAGAAGAGGAACAGCCTACCGGAGAGGATGAAGACTAATGCTGACAAATGAACAGGAAGAGATCATCGGCGAGGCATTGCTTCCTTTGTTTCAGTATTTGGAACACAGTGTGATCGTGGATGTGGCACAACGGATCCTGGCAACAATGGCATATTCCAGGACAGCAGAGATTGAAGCACAGCGCCTTCAGCAGTTAGGGTACAGTCCGGCCAGAATACGGAAAGCGGCAATGAAGCTGCTGCAGTCTAATCAGGAATTTCGGAAAACGGTAGCAAAGAATACGCTGGAGCACAAGAAGACTGTAAAAAAACTACTGCGGGAAATACTGAAGGCCGCAGAGGCAGCAGGCGGGCAGGTAATGCAGGAATCGGCAGACCTGTCCTATCTGGATGATCTGAGAACATGGAAGCAGGCAGGGAAAGAGATTACAGACAATTCTTATCTGCCGCAGCTGGTGGAAGCTATACGGAAACAAACAAATGAGAATATGAAAAGTCTGGCAGGATCGACAGGCTTTAAAACCATGTCAGGTTTTGAAACGATGGAAAACCTATATCGAAGAGAGTTGGATAAGGCAATGATCAAGGTGTGTACCGGAACATTCAGCCGGGAGCAGGTGATATATGACACGGTCCATAGCCTTGCAGATAGTGGCCTGCGTACCATTGACTTTTCTTCCGGCTACAGTATGCAGCTTGATACCGCGGTGAAACTGGCAGTGAGAACGGGGTCCGGTCAGATTGCTGCTAAAATCATGGATGAAAACATTACAAGGACCGGAGAAAACCTGGTATATGTATCCAAACACTGGGGAGCACGTAATACCGGTGATGGTCACGCCAACCACGAACAGTGGCAGGGACGGGTATATTACATCAAAGAGGGGGAGGACTACAGTTCTGAGGCAAGGCGGATAGGACAGGACTATATAACAGATCTGTGGAGGGCAACGGGATATAGTGCGGATGGGATTCATGAGAACGATCCTTTAGGCCTGCACGGGTATAACTGCAGACATAAGCATTATGTATGGTTCATCGGCAGCAGTCTTCCGGATGAGGACCCGCAGCCGGATCCAATCACGATAGATGGAAAAACCTACGATTACTACCAGATTACACAGAAAATGCGGACGTTGGAAAGAAAAATCCGGGCATTAAAGCGTGAGAGGGAAGCAATGGCAGCGCTGGGGCAGGATACCAAGGAAATCTCCGGAAAAATTAAGCAGAAGATTAAGAACTATCAGGATTTTTGTAAGGATTCGAAGGTAAAACCGGATATTAACAGATTGCGGTATGAATGTAAAACATCAGATCTGACAAAGACGAAAGCCTGGGAAAAATATAATAATATGACAGAATCGGAAAAAGCTGATACTTACAGAGTAGATAGCAATGTCGTGGATATGGATTATATTAATTCTGCAGAGTATCGTAAAAAATTTGATTCTTTTTCCGATAATTCAGAGCTTAATAACCAGATATATACTGTGGCAAAACAGATTCTTCAGCACAGAAGTGGCACGGATTTTGAAGACATGTATCTGATACATGCGAAGAGTGGAACGATAGAAGGATCACAGACTGAAAGTGCAGATATTTTACAGGTAGATTACAATGAATCATTGAGAAATGCTATAAAAAACAACAAGGAGAAAGAACTTATAGCAATACATAATCACCCGACTAATATTTTGCCAGATGGAGCAGACTACGTAAGCCTTGGATACAGAAAATACAGGCAAGGTATTATTGCAACACATAACGGGAAGGTGTATACTTATAGCGTAGGGGATAATCCTTTTACATCAGGAGTACTTGATAGAAGGATATATAAATATCATGGGGCACCTCATTATTTATCAATGGAGGAAGCACATGTTAAAGCATTGGAAACCATGATGGAGGATTATGGAATAGAGTGGAGAGAACTGAAATGAAGGGAAAAGACTTAAAGGATGTTGTAAAAATATATAATGATACTCCGGAAGAAAATGAAAAAAAACTGAAAGAAGAGGAAGAAAAGTCTGCCAAACTAAAAGAATGGGTTTTGGAGTAAAAAAATATTGAAACAAACATAAGTTTGCTTTATAATACATCTTGTGAGACACTTAAGCCAACCAAAAGGAGAAAGTTGGTAATATATGAGTTCTAAGTGGTGCAAATGCCCGAAATGTGGTAATCCGCACTTCTTAAAAGTGTTGCCGAATACGAAGATATGTAATTTTCCGGCATACTGCAAGAAATGTAAAAATGAAATAGTGATCAATGTAGAGCCTAGAGCCGATGTGATCAATTCCAAGTGAATTGATCCTTGGCTCTTTTTTTGTTCTACGATGGCGGAAAAGAGCAGAGGCAGCTCACCGGGTTCATACCACGGAGGTCGCAGGTTCGATCCCTGCTTCCGCGTTTATCCCATATTGCAGAAAGTGCGATTCACAAAATATTTTAGGAGGACAATATGAAGAACATTTTTGAAATCATGAAAGAGTATGGACTGGAAGTACCTGAAGATAAGAAAAAGGACTTTGAAAAAACCGTACTCGAAAACTACAAGACCCAGACCGATTATGACAACCAGACCAAGAAGCTGGACGCAGCGAATGAAACCATCAAAGCTAATGATACTGCAATGAAAGATTTGCAGACCCAGTTAGATGGATTCAAGGATGTGGATGTCACAGGACTCAACAAACGAATCAGTGATCTGGAAGAGGAAAAGAAGAACATTCAGAAAGATTACGATTCTAAGATTGCGGATCGGGACTTCAGTGATCTTGTAAAGGAAAGTATTGCAGCTGCTAAGGGAAAGAATCCTAAGGCAATTATGGCTCTGTTGGATGTAAATGCGCTGAAAGCATCCAAAAACCAGAAAGAAGACATTGCGGCAGCACTGAAAACCTTAACAGAAGCAGAAGACAGTAAAATGCTCTTCGGAGAGCCGGAGCCTAATCCGGTAGGAACTGGAAATCTGATTGGACAAGTGCATAAAACCACCGGCCAGTCAACAGACACCCTTAAGGATGCACTTAAGGAGAAATATAAATAAGGAGAATAAAAAATGGCTTTAACATTAGCGGAAGCAAAAGTCGGAATGGCTGACAAAGTAGATCAGAATGTTATTGATGAATTCAGAAGAGCATCCCTCTTACTTGATATGCTTACATTCGATGATTCTGTATCCCCTGGAACCGGTGGCTCTACGCTTACTTATGGATATATGAGATTAAAAACACCGTCTACAGTAGCTGTGCGTTCCATCAATACTGAGTACGCACCTAACGAGGCAAAGAGAGAGGAAGCAACCGCAAAGGTGATTATCCTCGGTGGATCCTTTGAGGTAGACCGTGTTATTGCAGAGACCGGAGGCGCTATTGATGAAATCGACTTCCAGATCAAGGAAAAAACCAAAGCAGGAGCAAATTATTTCCATAATCTCGTAATCAATGGAACATCTGCTGCATCTGGTACAGGATATGTTACTGGAACATTTGACGGTCTCAAAAAAATCTTATCCGGTTCTGACACAGAATACACATCTGCGGTTGACATCTCTACCAGTGCATTGATGGATAGCAACTACAATGCTTATCTGGATGAACTGGATGGGTTCATCAGTAAGTTGGCAGAAAAACCGGATATTCTGCTGATGAACAATGAATTACTGACAAAGACAAGGGCAGCAGCAAGACGCGCGGGATTCTATGAAAGAAGCGTGGACGGTTTCGGCAGAACCGTGGAGAAATATAACGGCATTCCTATGATGGATGTTGGACAGTATTATAATGGCACCAAGACTGTTGATGTGATCGAGACAACTACCCCATCTGCTACAGCATACGGTGAAACAGCGATTTATGCGGCAAAACTGGGACTCAATGCATTTCACGGAATTTCTGTTGACGGCAGCAAGATGGTACATACCTATCTTCCTGATCTGAATGCACCTGGTGCAGTAAAGAAGGGTGAAGTTGAAATGCTTGCGGGTGCTGTTTTAAAGAATAGTAAGATGGCAGGTGTTCTTAAGGGAATTAAGGTAAAACCTAAGACAGCAGGCTAAGAGAAAAGAGGAGGGAGCAGTATGTCTTACATAACGTGGGAGCAATACGGCTCCCTTTATAATAGCATCACGGATGAGAAGGAATTTAACCGATTATCCAAACGGGCAGAGATCAAGCTAAATGCAATTACGCATATGCGGGCAAAGAGATTTGAGGAGGCATATGACGAGGATGCTGCCACGGACTTTCAGCAGCAGGTACATGTGCAGATCCAGGATACATTTTGCCAGCTGCTCAATACTATGGCTGTGCAGGATGCCTCCGGAATGGGTACCGGTATAGCATCCGTCAGTAATGACGGGTATTCGGAATCCTATAAGGTCACAACAGCGCAGGAGAAGGAAGAGCAGCTTACCTCTGTGATACGTTCCGGACTATCCGGTACGGGACTGGCAGGTGCGCTATGAGTGTACTTTTTACGGATACCATGACGGTATACAATTTCCACAGAGATCCGGAGACAGACGAGGAATCATGGATCAGATCAGTAGTGAAGGGAGTTCAGTGGCGCCACAACAAAACAGATGTAACATCTTCAGGCGGTGTGCAGACGGAAAGCAAGGTTGAGAGCATCACAGTAGACTTCCAGCGGGGATATGGCAACAAGCCTTACCTGGAACCGTAGAAATTCCGGAAGCTACCGGCAGAAGAGGCAGCAGGGTACTGGACGCTGGATGTACAGACGGATCAGGACAAGTTGGTATTGGGAGAATCGGAAAAAGAAATAGGAGAACACTATCGCCTGACTGACCTGAAAGAGGATTTCCAGTATGCAGTCACCGTCACGGAAGTATCGGATAATCGAGGAAGACCTCGACTGAAGAACATAAAAGTTGTAGGAAGGTAAAGTTGCACCGGTGCAACAGGTGAAATATGGCAAAAACTGGATTTCATTCTCTGAAAGTAACTCGTAATTTCGATCCGGGTGTATGCATAAAGACATTGGGACTGGAAGAAAAAGGTAGGCTGCAACAGATCTGCGCGAATGAAATATTGAAGTTATCAGATCCATATATCCCATTAGCTGATGGTGGACTTAGTTTAAGTGGACACATAGAAAATGATGCAGATGTTGTGTGGAATAAACCGTATGCACATTATATGTGGGAAGGCATCGTCTATGAGGATCCTGATCTGCATTGTGCAGGATTCCAGACGGAGAATGGATGGAGATCCAGAAAAAATGTGCAAAAGATTCCAACAACACGAAGCCTGGAATATGGTAACGGCACGCTGCGAGGAGCTCACTGGGCGGACCGTATGCTGCAGAACGGTGGACTGGAAAAGATAGAGAAGAAACTGCAGGAGGAATTACAGAAATGACGGTATCGCAATCCATTATCAAATGGCTGAAAGAATTCTCTCCGGAGAGTATGAAACATATCGATACGGACCGGATGCGTGGCAATGTCAATTTTGCGTTAGTCAAAGAACCTATGACTAATGTGAGAAAATACATCAGCGGAGACGAAATCCACAAGGACTACTATCAATTCGTGGTGAGATTGGATACTCAGACGGATAAAAGCTGCATCGAAAACGGCAGTTGGATGGAGCAGTTAACGGACTGGATCGAGGATAGGAACCGTAACAGAAACTTTCCGGATATCCAGGGTGGAACCGTCAAGACAGTAGGAGTGTCAAGCCCGTTTTTTATGGGAGAGAATGGGCAGAACGAAGCATTGTATCAAATGACGATTTTTATCGAATATAAGAAAGGAACTCAGGTAAAATGAGAGAAGATTTAAGGCATTACATTGATACCACTATGGGAGCAGAAGAACCGAAGTATGCGTTGCTTGGCAATGGTGTAGAATCCCTCACAGAGGAGATGAACCCGGAGGAGGATACGAAGCACTATATTAATATGGCAAAGGCATCCAATAAGGTAAAGTCCTATCAGAGAGCGTTTGATGTGGACAAGGAAGACTGTGAAGATGATGACGTACAGAAAATGATCGATAAACTGGTGGATGATCTTCCTGTAGGTGCAAAGGCTCACACATCTTTTGTAAGACTGCGTTTGAAAGATGCGGTGCAGGCCGAGGAGGGAACCTATAAAGCAATCAGGGTACCGTGTACAGTATCGGTTACTTCCAATGGTGGAGATGGCGGGGATTATGTCCATAATGTGCTGAGTGTAAAGCAGGCTGGTGATGACATCAAGGGTAAATTTAATATCGAAACCAATACATTTACAGCGGATTCCGCAAAATAATACAGGTGTTAATCAATATTAACATATGTGGTGGGCGCACCTCTCTGTCGTCCATCACATTCAGAGAGGATGGTAATATATGGAAAAAATTAATGCTATTAAGGGTGGCACAGAAGTACAGGTAAATGACAATGGCGATACGATTGTCTGCAATTTTGGAAGTCAGGAATTCTATGCAGATTTCATAGAGCTGATAGATAATCTGGAAAAAGTTAAGAAATATGTAGCTACGGAAGAATTTACGAAAAAACCGGAAATAGAGCAGCTTCGGATCATGATTGGAAAGACTAACGAGATCATGTCTGACATTGACAGAGTGTTCGGAGAAAGGACATGTAAGAAGGTATTTGGGGAGATCACTCCAAGTCCTATTCTGATTACTGATTTCTTTGATCAGATCATCCCGATTGCACAGAGATATGCAAACGGTAGAAATAAGGAACTTTGGGAGAAATACAGCAGAGAAAGAGATGGCGGAAACATAAATCACAATAGGAATCGTCAAAACCGAAGACACCATAAATAGTGGGGGAGTCATATGTTTAATATTATGTTGGATCAGCTTCCGACAGACTGGAAAGGATATCCTATTTCGGCTTCTTTCCGGACGGGAATAAAAATGTCCATGTGCATGTCGGATCCTGATTTATCGGATATGGAGCGATTTTATATTGCATCGTATTTGCTTTTTCCCGAGAAATGCCCGGAACCGCAGGAAGCTGCGAAGGCAATTGAATGGTTTATGACAGAATTTAACCATGACAATTATCAGCAGAAGAAAAACGAAGATATTATCATGGACTGGGATATGGACCAGTGGAGAATATATGCAGCTTTCCGCAACCAGTATCATATAGATCTGCAGAAGGCAGAAATGCACTGGTTCGTTTTTATGGGACTGCTGGGGAACCTCCAGGAGAGCTCCCTGACCCATGTAATGGACATACGACAGAAGAAGATTACCTCAAAAATGTCGCAGGAAGAGAAAAACGCGTATAGGAGCGCCAAAAAGATATTTTGTATTAAGGCACCAAAGGATGAGAAAATCACACCTGAGGAGCAGGCAAGAATAGATGAATTTATGAAATATGCCAAAATCAATAAGTCGACAGAGAGCCAGTGAGCCAGTTGATACCGCATAGGTGTCAGCAGGCTCTTTTTTGATTAAGGAGGCATCATGGCAAAGTACGATACTGAGATCAGGTTACATTCTGATCTAGACAATTCAAAACTGGATAAGGGTGCTGACCACATCGAAAAAAAGCTGGATGAACTGGAGGAGAAAGCCAAGGACACCAGCCTGACACCGGAGGGATGGTCAAAAGAAGACTGGGATAAGTTCGAGAAGAATTTTGACAGTATCATGGAGCGGAATAAGAAGAAAGCCGAAGAGGCAGCGGAAGAAATGGCTAAGGCCAGCGCTGCGGTAGGCGAAGCAACGATTCCGCAGGACACGGTAGGGTATCAGCAGTATAATTCAGACGCAATCATGGCTCAGATTGACCAGCAGGCCAGTGCAGCTGATAAGGTCAGCGAAAAGGAAGAAAAGATTGCAGAGAAGATCAGGGAGCAGCAGGCAGCAGAACAACAGCTGATTGATATAAAAAACAATGCTGTGGTAGCTGATCAGAATATGGTTGCCCTGATGCAGGAGCAGGAGCAGATTATAGAACGGATGGCACTGTTGAAAAAGGCTGGAGTCACAGACGGATATCAGGAATATGATGAGCTGTCGGCCAGACTAGCGGAGATCAACAAAGAGGTCCATACAATCCGGAATGGTTTTTCTGAACTGGAATCCAAGGGAAGAAAAGCACTGGATTCCTGCGGAACCAGTGCAAAGAAATCGGGGGGCCTGTTATCTACAATGGCAAGCCGACTGAAGGGAATTCTGCTGAGTTTATTTATATTTAATTGGATATCTAAGGGATTCAATGCAATGGTATCCGCAATGAAAGAAGGCTTCCGGAATCTTGCTCAATATTCCAAGGACTATAATGCACAGATGTCTGCACTGAAAAGTAGCTGTGCCCAGTTTAAGAACAGTCTGGCAGCAGCATTTGAACCTATCGTCAATATGGCTATCCCATATCTGGTAAAGCTCATTAACTGGCTGATCAAGGCAGCGGATGCAATTGCCCAGTTTATGGCAATCCTGCAAGGGAAAAGTACTTATACTCGGGCAAAAAAGCAGAATATTGATTATGCAAAGTCGTTGGACACTACTACAAAGTCTGCAAAGAAAGCGCTGGCAGCATTCGACGAACTGAATGTGTTAAGTGATCAAGGAGGATCTACAGCAGGTGGAGGAGAACTGACCGGTAAGGATGCTTTTGAAGAGGCTACGATAGATCCGAAAATGGTGGAACTTCTGGAAAAAGTCAAGAAGTTGCTGGAAATTATAAAGCCATTAGCGATTGCGATAGGAATTGCGCTGCTTGCATGGCGCATAGCAGGATTGCTGAAAGATCTTGGCGGACTTGCACCATATCTGTCTACGGCTCTCGGATTGATTATGCTGATCGCCGGGGCAGCATTGATGGTATACAACTATGTAAAAATGTGGAAAGACGGTGTGGACTGGGAAGGTATTGTAGGATATGTCTCTGGACTGGCACTGGCAGTGACCGGATTACTGATATTATTCGGGCCGGTAGCCGCAGGAATTGGGCTGATTGTCGGAGGAGCAGCCGGTCTGATACTGGCACTGAAGGATATCACAGAAAACGGTTTGAATGCAAAGAATATGACATTGTTGCTGATCTCTGTCGGTGCGATACTGGCCGGGGTGTTTATTACGTTAGGTGGGGCAGCGGCAGTTGTCGTAGGAGCCGTTATGGCGGTGATTGCAGCAATCGCAGGAGTTGTTGTATGGGCTGGCAACGGCGAGGAGGCTCTTGCGACGCTTAAAGATATGCTTGGCAAGTTGGGAACCTTTGTAAAGAGTGTATTTGCAGGGGACTGGAAGAGTGCGTTTGATGCAATTATAGGATTTGCAAAGGATGCTGTGAATATGGGAAATATCATAGCAGAATCTTTTGCAAATGGATTCATAAAAGCTATCAATTTTATTATTGACGCTATTAATTCGCTGAGCATTGACATCCCAGACTGGGTACCATTTGGATGGGGTGGAAAGAAATGGAGCCCTAACATTCCAAACTGGAATGCACAAGTATCACTTCCCCGCCTGGCCAACGGTGCAGTGATTCAGGGCGGGAAGCCATTTACGGCAATTCTCGGAGATCAGCCCAGAGGGCAGACCAACATCGAGACACCATTGGCTACTATGATTGAAGCATTTAAGCAGGCACAGGCGGAAAATGGTGGTGGAAATTATACGTTTGTGGCGCAACTGGATGGAAAGGAAATCTTCCGTGAGACGGTACGGCAGGATAGGATGTACCAGAATACACATGGACAGAGTGCATTTATTTAGGAAGGAGGGAGAACAATGCAGAAATTTGGAGGATGGTTAATTAAGTTTGGGGACGTTGTTCTCCCCAACTCCTTCTTATTGGCGGATGGTTGGGAAAGTACTCCGAATCAGCGTGTGGAGATAGATGCCTACAGAGATGCCAATATTCTGCTGCACCGGGAGACATCACCAAATTTTAAAACGAAACTGACTCTGAATATTAGAGAGATGAATCTGGAAGAGAGAAGAGCGTGGAACAATATCATTGGGCTTGCGGAGCTTCCTCAGACGGAGAAGAATCAGAGAAGAGTCAGGTGTACCTATTGGAATGATGAGACACTGGAGTATTCTGCCGGGATCTTTTATATGTCAGACACGACTTACAGCATCCATACGTTGTCCGAGCAGGAGCGTGACATAGACTACAACGATTTTAAGGTTACGTTGGTGGAGTATTAAGCATGAACAAGAGTATACGGCAGATGTTCTACGATGACTCTGTCGATAAACAGTTAATAATTACATATCAGGGATCCGGTACTACTCTGGACAATGCGGAGTTCCAACTAGAGACGATGACCGTGACAGAGTCAATCTGCGATGAACAGGAACTACGGTTTGGCTGCTGCGTGGCCTCTTCCTTTGAAATCACTGTGTTAGACACTGTGGAATCGTTCAAAGGAAATACCATGAATGTGTCAGTACGGTTGGATGGTGCTCTGAAAGATTATCAGATTGGGAAGTACAAGGTATATTCGGACAAGCCTACTGCGGATCGCCGGTACCGGCAGATAACCGCATATGATGCTCTTTATGACATTCTTAATGCTGAGACCTCTAAATGGTACAACAGCCTTGCTTTTCCCATGACACTTCGCCAGTTCCGCGATAGCTTCTGTGCTTACTTTGGCGTTGAACAGGAAGAAATAACTCTGATCAATGATGGTATGAACGTAGAGAAGACTATAGATCCGCAGGAACTGTCCGGAAAGACCGTAATAGAATCCATCTGCGAGATTAATGGTTGTTTTGGACATATCACCAGAAATGGTAAGCTGCGATATGTAATCTTGAAACAGATGATTGAGGGACTGTACCCGGCGGATGATCTGTATCCAGCAGATGACCTTTATCCTGCGGATCCGGTGGGAACCACAGAGGTGTCCCGGAGCAATTATATCTCCTGCCAATATGAGGATTTCATAGTTCAGCACATTGATAAGTTACAGATTCGCCAGGAAGAGAACGACATCGGGGCAATCTCCGGTACCGGGAATAACTGTTATATCATTGAGGACAACTTTCTGGTGTATGGTAAATCAGCTGCAGACCTACAGACCATTGCCGACAACGTACTCAGTGTAATCGGAGTAGTGTGGTACCGGCCGGCGCAGGTGGAAGCCCGTGGCAATCCGTGCCTGGAGGTGGGCGATGGTATCTTATTACATACATCTCGGGAAGATATATATACCTATATCCTGTCAAGGACATTGAAAGGAATACAGGCACTTCGGGACAGCTACGCATCGTCTGGGGAAGAATATCGAACCGGACAGGTCAATGGACTGGCAAAATCCATTATCCAGCTGAAGGGGAAGACAAATGTACTGACACGAACGGTGGAAGAGACAAGACTGGAAATGACAGACATGAATAATAATCTGTCCACGCAGATCAGCATCAATGCACAGCAGATCCTTACCAAGGTATCCAAGGACAATATCGTTTCAGAGATCAATCAGACTGCGGAAAGCATCAAGATCAAGGCAGAGCGGATAGACCTGGTCGGTGTGGTAAATGCGGATGAACTGGTCAGCAAATATGCCACCATAGAGACGTTGAATGTGACAAAACTGGAACTGAACAACCTGATTGCCGCCAAGGCAACCATTGACTCTCTGAATGCCGTCAGTGGCCGCGTGGGGAGCCTGGAAGCAGATCATGTGACAGTCTCTGATCTGAATGGTGTAAGCGCCCGTTTGGGAACGGTAGAAGCCAACTATATCAGCGCCGGAAGCGTAAAGGCTGATTACATGGAGGTAGCCAACTGGACATCCTCCGGTGTAATTAAAGCGGACAGAATCAGCGCTGCGACTATCGTAAATAAGCTATCAAGCGTTGATCTGGTCAGCGTAAGAGCAATGGGTGTCAGCGGGTACATGAATTATAAAGGTACAGTAGTTGCGTGGAGAACAAAAACCATTAGTGGGACTGTTATAACTTATTTGGGACCGGAGGATTAAGAATGAGCAATTTAGAAATCAGGGAATTTAGTCAGGCAATTATAAACTTTGTGGATAGTTCCGGGTTGCCGGAGGAGGTCAAGCGTATGGCTCTGCAGGAGGTGCTGACACGTCAGGAGCAGAAAGCCAGGGATGCATTACTGGCGGAGATTGCGGCTCGGGATGCCGAGGAGCAGGAGGTGAAGCAGGATGCAGAAAGCGTATGACTGGGAAGAGAACTATTGGGAGAATAAGCCATCGACCAAGACACCAGTAAATAAAACCAACTTGGACAAGCTAAGTAATGCGACTCGCACTATTGATGAGCGTGTGATTACTCTGGACCTGACTAAGCTGTCAAAGATAGAAGCTAATGGGATGATCACGGGTATTACCATTAATCAGGATAATGGCGATATTACGATTACGTATTATTCTGGTGCAAGTAGTGTTTTGCATACTCTGATGGCTCAGATTGCCATTAACTTCGGATACGATCCAGTTACTGAGCGGCTTATCATTTACTTAAAGGACGGAAGCGAACAGTACATAGATCTGTCTGCACTTATTACGCAGTTTGAATTTCTTGATTCGGACACCGTTTACTGGTCCATTGGAGATGATGGAAAAGTAAAGGCAGACATCAAGAACGGAAGCATTACTGCAGATAAACTGCAGCCGAACTATCTTGCAGACATCACAGTGCAAGCAGAAACAGCAACACAGCAGGCATCTGCGGCGGCATCATCTGCAGCACAGGCCAAGATAGATGCGGATCGAGCAGAATCGTATGCAAAAATCACTGAACCTAAGTTCTATCTGGATGAAACCACGATGAACCTTTATATGAAGGATGGCGCAGGAGTGGATTTTGTAGTAGTTGATAATGTTTTATATTGGAAGGTAGCATAAGGAGGACAATGACATGGCAGCACCGGAAGGTTACAATGCTCTCGGAAAAATCGGAATATCTTACAAAGGAGATTACGACTCCAATACCACATATGAGCGACTGGACGCGGTTGAACATAACGGCAGTACATATCTGGCCATCAAAGATGCTCCGGACGGAGCACCGAGGGATGATAAGCTCAATTGGATCTATTTGGCTAAGGGATTTAGTGGTGACATCGGAGATTCAGAGATCGCGTTTACTGAGGCGGAGAACCGCAAGAACATTAATACGGGCGAGAGCGTAAAGACGGTCTTTGGCAAGATTAAAAAGTTTTTTGCGGACTTGACCGCACCGGCTTTTGCGCAGATGATCACATCCAAGGATGATCTGCTGGCTACTAAGGCTACCGGCTATGTGCCGGATGCCAAGGCGGTAGCGGATGGTTTTACTGAGTTAAATGGCAATTTAAATGGTTTGAAATTTGCATCAATATCAACATCTGTTACTCTATTAGTGGCAGATAAACAGTCCTTTTTAGGCTCCTTGTCTGACTTTGGATTGCCAAATAATGCAAATGTATTTGGGGTGTTTGCAAATTGTAATTGGCCTGTTAATGTAAGACTTGCATCGAACGGTAATTTTTACGCATATCAAATTGCAAATGTTAGCGATGATGCAACATTTATATTAAATTTTGTTGTGGCATATAAATAATTAATTAATTAATCCAAGGTATTGGGCTGCTTCTTCAAATAAATCTCAATCTGACAAATATGAGAGACTGGCAGAATAATACCGTTCCGTTGATGGGTTTAATATTATCGTACCATTAGATTTATCAATATAAAGTATGTGATTATCGCCACTTGTACCACCTACTGCATTTGTTCTAACATACATATTTTTAGGGTAATATGTCCTTCCAATATTGGCAATAATTAATGATCCGCTAGACTGCTCAGATGTAATTCGTACGCCTAACGTTACAAATACTCTGTTACCTATTTTTGAAATTGTATTGTCAGAATCCCATGATACACAATTGACTAAAGACAAATCGGTGTTTTGGTTTAACTTGCCATTTAGCGTAGTAGATCAGAAGGCGGGCACGGCCTTAAACAGTGCCAGAAAGGAGTCCTGTAATGGGCTATATCAAATTTAAAAATAAAGAGACCACACAGCTGGTCGTGGTATCAGAGGAGAGCCCTCATGTGATCCGGATCACCGGAGACAACCTCACAGTAAATACTGACGGCTTCCGGCTCTACCTGGATGAGGGATGCAAATATCCGCTTGACAACGGTGAGTATGCGGCATATACCACGCTGTACCGCAAGGGCGACGGCTGGTATGAGCTGTCCGATGACGGCTCCGTATATATTGAGCCGGTTGCACCGGTGCAACCTGAACCGACCGAGGAGGAGCTTGCAGAGCTGGCTAGACAGCAGCAGATCAGTCAGCTAACTGCGCAGATTGATGGTCTTAAAGCACAGATCGCCGCCAGTGACTATAAGGTAATCAAGACCTATGAGTACACACTTCTCGGCGAGCAGACCGAGTACGATATGGAGGCTGTCCATGCAGAGAGACAGGCTCTCCGTGACCAGATCAATAGCCTGGAGACCCAGCTGGCAGATCTGACAGCAGAGTAGGAGGCTGCCTATGAGAGTGAGAGACGGTCCATAAACCAATTACATAGTAACCAAGAGCCAAGAGCCGATTACTTCCTTTGCGGGAGTGAACGGCTTTTATATTTGAGTGAGGTGCGACATGAATGAAACCGAAATGGAACATCGACTTACTGAGGTAGAAGCCAGATCGAAATCCAATACTCATCGAATTGATAAGTTGGAGAGAGTGACGGAAGAGATCCATACCATGTCAACCACAATGATCCAGTTGGTAGAGGAAGTAAAACACACCAATGAGACGGTATCCAGCTTAAACCAGAAAGTTGAAAAGATGGATAGCCGTGTGGATGATATGGAGCGTGCCCCGGGAAAAGAATGGAGCAACGCAAAAAGAACACTATTTAATACTGCAGTAGGAGCAATCATTACATTCCTGATTACTGGACTGATCTTTGCAGCTGTCCAGGCATTTTAAGAAAGAGAGGATAACATTATGGATTTATCATTTTTATTGCAACTCGTAGACCCTATCACTCTGGGAATCTGTCTGCTTACAGGCTATGTGCTTAAGGAAGCATTTGACAATTTTCCCAACAAGTTTATTCCGCTTGCATCCCTGAGCATGGGAACGATCATTGCAATCATTATTCACTTTCAGGCAGGAATCAATGCAGAGGTTGTGCTGGGCGGTATGATCTCCGGACTGGCGGCCACCGGTATGTACGAGCTGCTTAGAAATTTACTTGATTTTGATGGAAAGAAGGAGGAATAAGCCATGATGAAAGGCATTGACGTAGCAAAATGGAACGGAGTTATCGACTGGGCGAAGGTGAAAAAGGCAGGGGTAGAGTTTGCCGTACTGAAAGTCATCGATAAATCCAATAAAACAGAGTTGTCTTTTGTCAGAAACTATGCGGGAGCAGCTGCACAGGGACTGCCCATTGATGTCTACAATTATCTGTACACCATAACAGAGACGGCAGCGAGGGCAGCGGCCAAAGCAGTGGTAAACACACTCGCCGGTAGAAAGGTCGGCAAGGTGTGGGCGGATGCTGAGGATACCTGTCTCAAAAACAAAGGTATCAAACTGATCAGAATTTTGAATGCCTATAAGGAAGTGATCGAGGCAGCAGGCTATGAGTTTGGGGTGTATAACGGATTGTCTTTCTACAACAGTTATATCAAGCCATATAAAGAATATATTGACTGTGATTTTTGGATTGCAAGGTATCCGTCTACGAAGGATATGACAATTGCTATGGATCCACCTGCATCCAAAAAACCGGCCATCTGTCATAATCTTTGGGGCTGGCAGCACTCTAGCCGTGGCAGAGTGCCTGGCATCGGCGGATATGTAGATCTGGATATCTGCTATACAATGGTGGGCAGTAATGGTACCGTGCAGTCCACTACGGCATATTATCCCAGATATACCGGTACATCCGGATCCATCGTGGCGGCACTTAATGCCATCGGAGTAAACTCCGGTTATGCCACTCGTAAGCTGATTGCGAAAGAAAATGGTATTACTGGCTATGTAGGATCTGCGAAGCAGAATACACAGATGTTGACACTGCTGAAAAATGGTAAGCTTAAAAGAATCTGATTAGAGGAGACGGAGAACATGAAGGTGTGTTCTCCGTCTTTTATAATCGTAAATGCTGCATCATAGCGAAATGTTGACAAATGTGTCAAAAAAATGTATATTGTATATACAGAAATGTATATACATCATTTTAATGTAAGACAAAAGAAATTTCACAATTTGTTCGCTTGTATGTTCTGTGAACATATAGTAGACTAAGGAATGCACCTTTTCAATTGTGGAGCGAAAGGAAAATGTGGAATGAAGACATTATTTACTGAGGCATTTGTTAAAGGTTTTGTTAGGGTGTTGGACTTAAGCGGTACGAAAGAATGGCCAGAAATATCAGATGGAATGCAGTCTGATTATGAGGCACTAAGGAAAGATTGGGAAAATGTCGGAGAAAACATCAGAAAATCCAAAAGAAACTGTAGTAGAGTCTGAAGAAACGCCAGTAGAGAACTCTAAGGAACTAAATCAGTTAGCAAATGATATTTCTAAGGAAATTAAGCACGTAGAGAATGAAGAAAATGCGACTGGCAATGTTGAAGAACATTTAGATAATTATGAAAAAGTAGCTACGGTTGTAACTAGGGTGATGGCAAGAGAATTTAGGGGACCTATTCCGGCTCCAGATATTTTGGCTGAATATGAAAATATTTCACCTGGATTTGCAGATAGGATTATTTCTATGGCTGAGCGACAGTCGCAACATCGTCAGGAAATTGAAAAAACTCAGGTAAAGGCAGAAAGCAGAGATAGCCTTTTAGGAGTTATATTCGCATTCTTGCTAGGAGGCGGTTCACTAACTGGATGTGTGTTAATGGTCTCTTGGGTTCCAAATTCTGCAGGAGCCATATGCGGAGCCGTTTTGGGCGTTACTGGAATTAGTGCAATCGTGGGGACATTTCTTAAGAACACACGAAAACAAAGTAGAAATGCGCAAAAGGAAAATTGAATATTGCAAATTATAGAAGAAATAGTAAGGCTTTTTAGTACTTACTATTTCTTTTTTTGAAGTCACACTTATAGGAAGGTCAAATTGCTAGTTATATAAAAAAGGGGTGAGGGCCTCTTTTTTAGTATAGTAGCTGTATTTCCATACACGGTGGTGCGAACCCCGGGGCCACCTATAATGGAAGAAAAGAAAGTGAGGATGCGCTGGCACTGACACTGGCGGTGGGAAGCATCTTAGAAGAAAACGGAGTGGATGTGTATTACACCCGGACCACAGATATCTATGAGTCCCCCTATCAGAAGGCACAGGAGGGAAATGAGGTGGGAGGAGATTATTTTGTCTCGATCCATCGCAATTCCAGTCCTTATCCGAACCAGTACAGTGGAGTGGAGAGTTTAGTCTACAACCGCTATGGAGCGGCAGCCAGGATGGCGTACAACATCAATGCCGGACTGGAGCAGGTGGGGTTCGTAAATCTGGGAGTGAATGAAAGACCGAATCTGGTGGTGCTCAACAGCACAAATATGCCGGCTGTGCTGATAGAAGTGGGATTTATCAATACGGATGCGGACAACGAACTCTTTGACAGCCGGTTTGACGAGATCGCCCGGGCTATTGCCGACGGCATT